GGTGGCAGCAAATGCAAACGCAGAGCGCGGCCGGCGCAGCATGCGACTGCCCAGCTGGTACTCGCCGACCGTCACCTTCGCGGATTGCGCCAAACAATTCCTAACGCAGAAACATTATCTGCACGGCTTGCAAGGATTCGTAAACGGATGGAGTGCGATGCCTTGGGAGGATCAATTCGACGACGATAAATCTATCGACATTCCCGCTGGTGCCTTTGCCAAAAAGCAGGAATGGGAAGTGGAACATATAAAACTGGCGGCCATAGACCGACAGATCGACGGGTACTGGTATGTCGTGCGGGCGTTTACCAGGGACGGCCAGAGCCGATTGATCGATGAGGGCAGGGCAAGGACGATCGAGGACGTGGCGCAGCACCTAAATGCTTTGGGTGTACAGCCACAGCACACGGCAATGGATAGCGGATATGAGGCGCAAGATTCCTACCGAATCTGTGCGAGGTATAAATTCAAAGCATTGAAGGGCGAGGAGCGGCCGAACTACTGGATCGATACGCCGAAGGGCAGGCTGAAATCGGTGCACTCATCGGAGCAACCGACCGACGCGGGCTGTATGCTCCTGCTCCTCAGCTCACCAGCCTGCCAAGATCTGCTGGCATGGTTACGCCGGGGGCAAGGGCCGAGGTGGGAGGTGGCGCATGACGTATCGCCTGATTACAAGGAGCACATGAGCAGTCACAAAAAGGTGCATCGGATAAACCGAAAAACAGGCAGGGATCTCTACGAGTGGGTGCGGATAAAATCTAGGCAGGATCACTTATACGACTGCGAAACTTACCTAGCTGGCTTTGCGGTCTACGGCAAAGTGATCAAGCCGACAGCTTCAATGGCGGAAACGTTGACACCTGCAGAGGCGTGATGGCTATTTCCCGCAGACTTACGCGGGCCGTTGCTGTAAACTATTTGGCACAAGCCTCTGGTGTTACCGCAAGCGCCCTAGTCCAACTCGCTACTGACCGCAACGCGGCAATGACGGGCGCAGCATCAGGCCGCGCATTAATAGGATCTTCAGCGGGCGGGCAGTCGGCCAGCTTTCAAATTGATCTTAAGCCGACCGAACGAGTTGAGCTATTTCAGGCAGCGATCGATTATCTAAATGGCGTACAAGTTACACGCACTAGCGCCTCATTTTCTTACATTTTGGATAGCTGATTATGGCACAGAAACTATCACTCGTAGCTCGGATGGGCGCAGGCATTAAGGCGTTTGGCGCTGGATTCGGTGCGGGCATCAGCACGTTCCAACCCTACGAGGGCGCAGGCTTTTCCCGTAAACGCCCTGTAATTTATGGCGCCCATGCCCGCGACTCTCGCTTAGATCTTAACGAAGCCACACGGGTTGAGCTGCTTAAGCTCGCCCGACACATGTACCGCAATGTCGGGCTAATTAAAGGGGCGGTAGATTCAATCGCCACCTATTCAATCGGGCCAGGACTCCGGCCGCAGTATCGCGGAGCAGATCAAGATTTTGGAAAGTTGTGCGAGGAATACTGGCGGGACGTGGTAGTCCCGTCGCCCGAAGTTACCGGGCGCATGACGTGGACAGACATGTTGCTGGCGCTGTCGCGATCGATCGATGTGGACGGTGACGTGTTTGTGATCATGACCGAAAAGGGGAAGCTACAAATTGTCGAAGGCCACCGCGTATGCGAGGGTGACGACTACGGGACATCCGATGGCGTGTTTATTGGAAAGCTGGGTGAGCCTACAGGCTATCTCGTGCAGACTGGCGAGCTGTACCGCAAGCTGGATGCAGATACCGTTATTCATCTAATGGAGCTGGAACGGCCGGATCAGATTCGCGGAGGATCCTCACTAGCTCGCGCATTAAACCACGTACGCGATTTAAAGATGCTGGGTGAGTTTGAAAAAGATGCGTTGAAATTGCAGGGATCGATTGCTGCCGTTATTACAACCGATCAGGGCGATGAGCTGGCTGGGCAGGGTGGATTCTTTGGAACCGTGCAGGCGCAAGACAGCGGAGAAAGCACCATTGCCCGCGAGGAGATCACAAGCTCGGCCACCATCCCACGCCTTTCACCTGGGGAAAAGATTGAGATGATCGGGCCTAATCGACCCCACGCAGGCTTTGAGCCTTTTGCAAAATTCTTAATCCGTGATGTGGCTATGGGCTTGGGCTTGCCAGTTGAGTTTGTCTACGACCCGGCCAGCGTCGGCGGAGCAGGAATGCGGTTTATTGTGGCCAAGGCACAGCGCAGATTTGAACAACGCCAACGCCTACTCATCGACAGATTTTGCACCCGCGCATGGCGCTACTTTATTGGTGGCGCGATTACTAACGGTGATTTACCAGCTGCCGAAGATTACGCCAAGGTTACGTGGCAGACTCCCAAGTCTTTGACTGTGGACGCCGGTCGCGAGGCACAGCAAGCGCGAGAGGACTATAAGGCGGGCCTATCCTCGCTTCAGGGGTACTTTGGGGAGTTAGGACAAGATTGGGAAGAACAGGTCAGACAGATTGCAAAAGAGCGAGAATTTATCGCATCAATCGGAACCGTCACCCCACAGACCGACGTGGCGGCCCCGGTAGAAGTAGTCAAAGAAGCGCCCGCAATTGACGAGCCTACGCCCGTTAATCCCGAGAAAGATCCGAACGCTGGGCCGGATGCAGAGCTATCGGCAAAACCTGAAGAAGCTATTAAGTCAGAATCCTTCATTATGAAAGATGATCCAGACTTCAATCTTTCCTTAAAAGAGCTGGATATGGTTGCCAAGGCCGTCGGGTTAAAAGATAAGAAACCAAAAACTACTAAAAGAAAGTAGTTGTACGCACGCCGTCCGCCCATACGATTAGGGTGTGGACGATATTACACCCGATACGGCCACACTTTATTACGACGACGGATCGATTAGTGTCGTTGGCCGAATGATCAACGTAGGCCGTCCTTACAATCAAACCTATAACCTAGCGTCCATTGTAGGCACTGCTTATGGCCGTGAAAGTGCTGGCCTTGGTCAGATTTTATGGTGCGTCATTAGCGCCTTTGGCATCTTGTTTGGAGTTGTGTTATACCAAAATAGCCCAGTTATGGGTGCTACCATTGCCTGCATGTCGGCCGCTGTGCTTTGGAAAATTATTCAAGGATCTTCACGTCCTTACGTTGAGTTAAAGTTTGGCGGATTAAACAATCAAATGCTTTATATGAAAAAACTATCGCATGCCACACAACTGGCTGATGCGATTAACATGGCAATTCAAGATATGCACACCCCGCCCGAACCTGGGCAACCCGTCTACAACCCAATCTTTCCAGATCCCGCAGACCCTGTTTCACGCAATCCGATCTTTAGCCGAAATTGATTTGACACCTGTTGGCCAGCATGGCCAACAAACTCTCTGACGTATCCATCTTAACAGTAGCCGAGGCCAAGGGGCACAACCTACTGATCGATCAAACTTCACTCGAACAAGCGCTGGCCGTGGCGTTGACCATGAAGCGAATCAAAGTGACCATGGGGCACGGTGCGGAAGTCTCTGGAATCCTCGGCTATATCGATGGATTTAAGATCGAGGGTGATCGCCTAATGGGGGATCTGACCTTGTTCAACACCAACGAGGCACAATTCGTTCAGCACTTGGCCAACGTACTGCCCGAAGGATTTGGCCTGTCTCTTACCTTTAGCGGAGTACCCGAACAAGTAGCAGGCAATCGGTTTGCCAGGGTAACTGAAATTTACGATATCAGCGTTGTCAGCACTCCGGCCGCAAACCCCGCTGGCATGTTTTCAGCCTTCACGGCAGTTGACATGAAAAAACTTCAAATGAACGAAGCACCTGTCGAAGTTAAAAAAGAGCTGAGCGAGCCTGCCGTTGTGGTAGCTCCCGCACCCGAAGCTCCTGCCGTTGAAACTCCCGCCGTTGTCGAGGTACCTAAAGCCGAACTGGCCGAAATGCCTGCCGACAAGCCTGTGGAAAAAATGGCAGAACCTACTTTGACCGATATCGCTGCAATGCTTTCTGAGCTGCTTGTTCTTATGAAAGCCGACGCAACGCAAGATGTGACCGAAGCGCCTGAGGCTCCTGCAGCTCCTGCTCAAGACATGGCCAAGCCTTATGGAATGAGCGCCAAGTCTGACGAAAAAACTTCTACTACTTTGGAAAAAGCCAAGGCCGACGCTGCTGGCGCAGTGGCGGTTCCCGCTGAATCGAGCCAACCGCTCGGCCGGGCAGAAATCCTC